TCGACAACGATAGAGATAAGATGCTTAGAATCAAGCAAGTGGACAGAGATTGTGAAGGTGGATTGTTTGCTGACTACAAATTTGAAAATGGTCAAGACAAAGAAATCTTTGACTTCATGGAAGAGAATGCTCACAAACTTAGAGAAGTCTCTATGAGAATGGCTCTTAAGATTGCTGACTTGTTCAAAGTGACAGGTGTTAATGACTGGAAAACATTAGCCGAGTCAACTTGCATGAAGATTAGATAACTCTGTGTCAGGAGTTGGGGGCGGCTGAGGTCGCCCCTTTTTTATTACCAAAGTGTTTGGTTTTTTCAATTAAAGGAAGTATAATAACAGTATGAATATAGATTTTACAACTAAGGAACAAGTCATCTTTTTTATGATGACCACTTCCATTAGTCTGTCTCATTACGATTACAAATTCATATCTAATATGCAATCCTTAACGCATGACAAAAAGCAAATTACTACAGGTCAAGCAGACTTGTTTGATAAACTCTTACACAAATACAGAAAGCAATTTGCAACGAATGGATATGAATCTAATGATCTAGTCAAACTTCCTTGGAAGTGTGTAGTTGTAGAAAGTCTTCCCAAATACACAAATGCAAATGTTGATTGGGACGATAGTGTTAACAAACTGACTATCAGAGTTCCTTTTAAAAAGGACTTTATTGCAACATTCAGAAAAGAAATGACTGACGGTTTTCCTGACGGGTCAGCAGATTGGGTTTGGAATAGTGAACGTAAACGTTACGAGTCTGATCCAAAAACATATTCTTTAAAATTAGCATACGAAATATTACCGAAATTTTTTACTACTGTATATCACAATGAAGTAAAAGATATCATAACAGAATTAGAATCGACTAAAGTAAAATACACAGACCCAACATTGATTGTTGAAGACGGTGTGTATACTGTAGTTAATTCCAATAACGTGTTAGACGAGTTACTATTAAATGTAACTTTAGATAACACACCAAAATGTTTATACCGAATGTCACAGTTAGGTATAAAAGTAGATGAATCGATTACTCAGGGCGACCCTGAACTATTGTTTGCATCATCATATATCGTTGAATGCGATATCGATGAAGTTGATCAATGGTGTAATTGGCTTACTAATATTAAGGTGGAGAACATACTGCTAGGACGTGGCAGCCCATCAGGTGCAAGAGGCGAAATCAAAGATGGTATTTTTAGAGAATGCAAAGATGCACTCAATAAGAATCAATTTAGATTGCACATGCAAAAGGATTTGCTGAACGATTATGAAGAGGAAGATATGCACACTCTTCCTGTTTTAGTTCAATTTAATTCAATTGTTGAGCCAGAACAGTGTCATGGAATTAATCGAAATGGCAAAATTATAATCATAACAAACGGGAGACCTATAAAAATAAAATGAATAATATAGATAAAAACTTTCACATTAATTTTGCACCATTCTATGTAGTGGTAGCAATAATGATGTTGATGTTTGTAGCAAACAAAATACAAGCACAAGAAATTGAAGAAGTTGTAGTAATTGGAGTACAAACATACGAATCAGATTCTGATCCGTCGATGGATGTAAATGTCTTAGAAACAATAATGCCCGCGGCAACTGTTTCAGGGGGTTATGGTTCTTTTCTAGGTTACAATGAAAGAGGTACTCAAACTATTCACACAACTATTTTTAGAAATGGTGTGCCAGCAAACGATGCCGGCAGTGGATGGTACGACTTTGGACATGACTTTGCTACAGGCAACGAAAAAGTAAAAATAGTAAACGGACCTAACTCAGTTCTATATGGATCTGGAAGTTTAGGTGGTACTGTTTTTATTACTGATGATCTTAAAGATGGATCAGTTATTAGGTTAGGTGATCAAACATTTGTAAGTCATACAAGCAACGGTATAAACCTTAGTTACTTTGATGTAAACAATGATAGTGTCAGAACTGACAACGATGAAAAGGATAGTTATAATAATATATCAGTCAAAGGTCAACAAGAATTTGGTGACTGGAAAGTAAACGTATCTGGAACAACATACGAATACGACTATGATAATTGTTATACAGCATCTTTCTCACAGACAAATGATTGCGTACAATCTGGAAACAAAGGAACCTTATCAATAAGGAATGATAACTACACATTTGGTTATACATTTAATGATGCTGAATATGAAACGCAAGGTGTGCAAACTTTTAAGAGTGATGCAGAAAGAGCCTATGTAGATACTAGACATCAAATTGGTAATACATTAGTAGGTGGAACGGTAGAGTATGAAAAGTATTCTGACTTTGATCAAAATCAATTATCAGTTTATTCTTTAAGTAACTTTAATACCTTTGATGTTGGCTTTCGTTTAAGTGAAGATGCATTTGTGTATCGTATAGGACATGAAAAAGGTAATTGGTTCTCAAGTTTTGGTACATCATATCGTAACCCAACTCTATATGAGTTAAACGGTGACTCTTGGACACTACCTAATCCAACACTAGACCCTGAAGAAGCAATTGGTTATGAGATTGGTTACAAAAGACTGACTCTTTTCAAATATAAGTTTAGTGAAGGTATTGATTATAGTTTCACAGACTCGCAGTTTGTTAACACAGGATCATATGATACAAAAGGTATAAGATATGGAAAGACATATCAAATTGAAAGATTAAACACTACTAATATTGGTTTGATGTTAGGCTATACTGACACTGATCAACCTCGTATTCCTAAGTACAGAGTTGTTGTATCATCAACAACTGATTTAGGTGGTTATGATATTTCATTTAGATATACAGGACTTTTTGACAGAAAGCCTGGTCCTTATGATGGGGCAGATAAGTTAGATAATGTTAATTCACTTGATTACAAAGTTGAAAAAGCATTCCCTAATTACTTGTTATCTTTTACTATAAGAGATATACTAGATAGAGAATTTGAAATGACGCCTAACTATTCGGCAGGTGGTTTGGAATACTTCTTAACATTACAATATAGGCCTTAATCGAATGCCCGGAATCGCAACACTAAAAATTAAAGATGAAGTCAATTTAAAAATTGATGGACTTGAGTTAGATGCTCGTAGGGCACTAATGCAGAAGTTTGAGTTTGAGGTTCCTGGTGCACGTTACATGCCCAGTGTTAAGTTGGGAAGATGGAACGGCAAGGTTAGTTATTGTAGCCTTGCTGGTTCCACATTTATTAATTTACTAGAAGACATTATTCCAATCTTAGAAGAACTGAACTATTCTATTGAGTTGGAAGATATGCGTGAATATCAAACGCAATTTAATTTTACAGAAGTTCAGAAAGATTCTTATAAAGATGTACTCTGGCCTAAAGGACATGTCTGTGAGGGGCAGTCTATTGAGTTAAGAGACTATCAAGTAGAAGTCATTAACGAGTTCTTAAAGAATCCTCAATCGATACAAGAAGTGGCTACAGGCGCAGGTAAGACTATTATGACAGCGGCACTAAGTAAGAGTGTAGAATCATATGGTCGTAGTATTGTGATCGTACCTAATAAGAGTTTAGTATCACAGACTGAAGAAGATTACATTAACATGGGATTAGATGTTGGTGTATACTTCGGTGATAGAAAAGAATACTTTAAACAACACACCATTTGTACTTGGCAATCTTTGAACATTCTATTAAAGAATACTAAAAGAGGCGAAGCACAGTGCACCATAGACGAGTTTATAGAAGATGTAGTGTGTGTGATTGTCGATGAAGTACACATGGCTAAAGCAGATGCATTAAAAGCATTGTTAACAGGAGTCATGTCACATGTTCCCATCAGATGGGGACTAACAGGCACAGTACCCAAAGCAAAGTATGAAAGCATTGCCCTACAAATAAGTTTGGGACCAGTTATAAATAAATTGTCTGCAAAAGAATTGCAAGACAAAGGTGTACTTGCTAAGTGTCACGTAAATATTGTACAGTTACAAGATGGACAAGAGTTCAGTAACTATCAAAGTGAACTTAAGCATTTACTTAGTGATGAAAAACGTTTAGACAAGATGGCTAGTCTAATTGATTCGATACAACAATCAGGCAATACTCTGATTCTAGTTGATCGTATTAATGCAGGACATGCTCTTGTTGAACGTTTAGATGATGCAGTATTTGTATCAGGAGGAATGAAAGTTGTTGACCGCAAAGAAGAATATGATGATGTTGCCATTAGTGATAATAAAATCATTGTTGCTACTTACGGCGTGGCTAGCACTGGCATCAATATTCCTAGGATTTTTAATCTTGTACTCATTGAACCAGGCGAGAGTTTTGTTCGTGTCATACAGTCTATCGGTCGTGGCATCCGTAAAGCAGAAGATAAAGACTTTGTTCAAATTTGGGACATAACAAGTTCCTGTCGTTTCGCAAAGAGACATTTAACCCAACGTAAACATTTCTACAGAGAAGCAAACTATCCGTTTGTTGTAGAAAAATTAAACTACAAATGATTTTACCGATTAACTTGAATTCACTGCGGGGAGCAGTTATAATAACAACATGAGAATATTAACCTTAGAAGACAAATACTATAACTTAGAAACGTTGCCTGAAGAAATCGATGACCTTCGATTTGCAATTTTAGATAACTCTACTCCTACTTTTGTAGACTACTATTACATACCCTTAATCTTTTTAGAATCATTCAATGCTCCAGCAGTTGTATTGCAAGTGGGCGATAAGCAGATTAAGATGCCAGTTGATTGGCAAGTGTTGATCGGTGATGAAGAAGGTGGAGACTTAGAAACACTCCCGCTATCATCATTAAATGACAGAGGCTTTTCTGTGTTTTCATTTAATCCGTTATCATCATTTGCTCCTAACTTCTTACCAATAGAAATTGTTGATATCTATTCAGATGTTACTTGGTATGCACCGAGACTACGTAATGGTCAGTTCTTATGTGTTCCTTTAGATGATGGACCCAAGCCAAGATGCATTTATTTTGTTAAAGAAATTAGTAGAAATTGTGAAGTAGTGGACTATGGACAAGTATTTTAATGGCTAGAACTAAGACTCCAGCAGATGAAAAGTTTGAGAAACAAGACTTTAATCTGTTTGAAGCAATCGCGGCAATCGACAAAAAAGATTACGGATACTATGATCGACTAACTCCAGAACAACAACGAAAGTTTGTTCCGTTTATGATGTTACATTGGATAAGTGTAGTAAAAGGTAAACGTGAGTTATCACAATATTATTTG